CATTATGAAGGTGTAGAAGTTAATCCTATTGAATCTGCTGATGCAGACAATTGTATTACATTATGTAAAGATTGTCATAATGAAATACATAAAGCTGATAAATGTGGCATTAAACAATATCAAAGAAAAGAATGCAAAGAAGGCAAGGAAGGTAAAATAATAAAGGAAAATTTGTGAAATGAAAAAAGTATTTTTAGGTGGTACATGTAATGAATCTAAATGGAGAGAAGACTTAATTGAACAATTAGATCCATCAGTTATAGATTATTATAATCCTGTTGTTGATAATTGGACTCCTGAATGTCAAAAAGAAGAAATTAAACAACGTGAAGAATGTTATTATGTTTTATATGTTATAACACCAAAAATGACAGGTGTTTATAGTATAGCAGAAGTAGTTGATGATAGTAATAAAAAACCAGAAAAAACATTATTTTGTATTCTTGAAATAGATGAAAATAAAATTTTTGATAAAGGTCAATTAAAATCATTATCTTCTGTATCAAAAATGGTAAATGATAATGGTGGTAAAGTATTTGAATCATTAAATGATATAGCAAAATTTTTAAATAATAACAAATATATTAAATATTTACAATAGGATAAATTATGAAAATAACAAACGTATCAAATGAATATACAGTGATAAATGAAAGATTAATAGGTTTTGGTAAATCTAATACTCTTCAATTATTTGGCAATGATGTTATTATTACAGATCCAAAAGGAAGATCTATTTCATTATCAAAGAAAGATTCTATAGAACTTATAAAAGTTTTATATAATACATTTAAGGTTAAATAATGGCAAGATTAGAAAAATATATAGATGTATCATTAATTACTGAATCATTCAGTAATAATAATATTAAAAAAGCTATAAAAAATATAAAAATAGTAACAGAAAAAACAATAGGATCTAAATTATTACCTTTTGGTGATGGATTTGAAAAGTTTTCAAGAAATAATGGTATCAATGGTTTTGGTATATATTATATTGTTGATAAATTTGATAGACTTATTAGATTTAACTGGGAAACAAAAAAGAAATCTAATACAATAACATCTATTGATGCATGGTCTAATATATATGATATTTTTGATAAACCTGATGCCACTTTAGATATACCTACAAATTATAATATTGTTCAAAGTATTAATATTATATGCAATTTCATTAAAAAACCAAGAATAGGTGTTGTTAATGAAGCAAAAGGTGATAAAAAAAGAGCACTTGCAGCACAATGGGATCTTGATCCTGAAATGTCATATAGAGATATACAAAAAGCTGTTACAAGAAAAAAGAAGTTAATGGCGTTAAAAGGTGAAACAGAAAATAACACTATAATTCAAGAAACCAATGATGCTCAAAAGAAATTAGATAAACAAAAATATGCTGATCCTGATATAGTATTTGATGATTTAGATGATCTTGTAAGAATGGTAGCAAGTAATATACAACCATCTTTGCTTGTAACGGGAATGGCTGGTATTGGTAAAACATATTCTGTAACATCTGTATTGACTTCTATGTTGGGAGCAGAAGGAAATAAATGGGTTCATATTAAAGGTAAATTATCACCTGTTGGTATGTATAGAACATTCTTTTTACATAGACATAAATTAATAGTATTTGATGATGCTGATTCTGTATTTGCTAATCAGGATACTAATAATATGTTAAAAGCAGCTCTTGATTCTTATGACAAAAGAACTATATCTTGGTTTAGTCCTATTACAGTTGATGTGAGTAGATTGGATGATGTACAAGTACAAGAATTGTATGATAAAATTGAAGATGTATTAAGCACTGATCCTGGAAATACTAAAATAAAATATCCTAATAAATTTGATTTTGAAGGACAAGTAATATTTATTTCTAATCTTAATGCATCGAAAATAGATTCTGCTGTAAAATCAAGAAGTTTAACTATTGATGTAACTCTTTCAAGAGAAGATGTTATTAAAAGATTACAAAGTATTTTACAATATGTTGGTGGTGATGTTCCAATGGAAGAAAAACAAGAAGTTCTTGATTTTCTTAATGAAAGTTATAAAGGTGAATTAAATATCAGATCTTTTATACTTGGATGTAGATGTAAAAATTCAGGAAGTGCAAATTGGAAAAGATTAATATCTTATGCTTAAAAAGTTAATATTATGAGATTAAAACAATATTTATTAGAAAAATTTATGCCATCACAAGCATCATATACAACAACATTACAAGAATCATTACATTGTGTAGGTTTAGGCATACAGCAATTGAATTCATCTAAATTAAATGAAGAATTGTTTTATAATAATAATTTATTTACAAAATCTTATGACAAATATTGTAAAGTAAATGTATCTATTGATGAAATGTTAGTTTTATTAGATAATAATTCTTGGAGAAAATCAATAATTAACAATGTTAATAAATTAAAAGCATCTGGCTATTTAAAATCAAATAATTATATATTTTATCGTGGAACAGGATTAATGAATGATATATATAATCAATTTAATATATTAAAATCAAAAGATAAAATAAGATTAACTAATGATAAATGGAATCCGGGAGATATATGGGCATTAAAACCATATATAAAAAATATACCATCTTTTGATAATCTTATGGAATATAACACTTTCTTATCTGATGAACTTAAAAAAGGTAATATAATTAGTATATCTTTAAAAAAATCAAAAGGTAATCCAAAAGTGGTTTTATCTGATCATAAATCTATTGTTCCTATAAAATATAATGGTATTAAAACACCAAAAAGTATATTTAATACAGGTATAGTTATATTAACTGATAATCCTAAAATAACTATAAATGTTAGATCATTTCATATTAAAAAAAGAACACCAATTACTGCAGAATTACAAATAAAAGGATCTGGTGCAAGACATGGTAAAAAAGCTATATCAGGATATAAAACAAAATATAATATACCTTTAATGAATAATCAACAATTATCAAAATATGAAAATGATATTAATTATTTGAAAAATGAAGTGGTAACATTATGGAATGATTTAGGTTTTTCTTTTTCTAAACAAAGAATAGAGAAAGATTGGGATAAAAGAAAAAACAATATACAAGATACAGTTGGGTATTTTAAATCAATAATAAACTCATTGATATTTGCAAATTATCTTAAATCACATAGTGAATTTGCTGATATTATAATAAATGATATATTTATATCGGCATCTTCAATGAACAAATATAGTTCAAATTTCATAAAAGTATATTAGAAAATATTAGAGATATTTGTTTTTGATATAAGTCCAATCATTATATATCATATTATCATAAAATAAAACATCAGTCTTAAATCTATTATCTTTTGATAGATTTAAGACTCTTTTTTTTGCATATCGTTCTTTCCATAATTCTGTTAATGATTCTACAGAGTTGTCATATTTTTTATCTGATAAATTATCAGTTTTCATGCAGAGATACTCTTTTGTATTGTTATATAATTCATTCCAATAAACACCTCTTGGTGCATTATTTATTGGTGGTTTAATGTTAAGAATTTTATATATTTGTCCTAAAACCCTTGTTTTGGGATGAGATCCTGATATGGCTTTCTTATATTCTATTGGATATTCTTTTTTATACCATTCTTTTATAATATTATAAACATCTTCTGATGGTTCAATAGATATTTCTCCTGTTGTAGATTTGCATTTTCTCCAATATTTTAAACGGTTATACATAGAACCACCACCATATAAAGAAGTAGTCGTTACGCCAATTAATGACTCATTATATTTTTCGTACCATTTATTTTGAACTGGATTACTGGCTGCTAATAATGCTATAAGTTTTCCACCATTATAATTAAAACCAAAAGGTTGTACTGAAGCAATTGTTGATGCCATTGCTGTATGTCTTAACATACCATTTTTTAATTTATGTTCATTAGTCCATCCAATATATACATCACGACCACCAACACCTATAAAATCACTACCAAGAGATATAAAACCCAAATATTTATTTGTAATTTTATCTTTGATAAAAAAACGTAATAGACGCCCCGGAGACTGATGCCAAACCGCTGAATGACAAAAATGCCTTAATGTATTCCAAATAAAATTATATTCCTTATTATCAACAAATACAAGTTCAGGTTCTATTTTAAGATAATCATTAATATCATTAGGTATCCATATATTATCTTTCACTACAGTTAAATTTTTATATTGCAATTCATCAGCACCAAAAAAAGGATCTTCTTTTATAGGATAACGATCTTTAATATCTATAAATTTTCTATATAAAGTATATTCTCGTATTGATAATTGCGTAAGATAATCAAAATTTTCTTGTAATAGTTTTTTCATATTATAATGTTCTTATTAAAATTTGATATAAATCCCAATCTTTTATAAATAATATAATATATTTATCGTATTTTGTAAAATCTTTATTCATGTTATTTTGTCTTTATTTTTAATTCTTTTAATGTCTTCTTATATTTTATACAAGTACAACATTTACCACACGGTTTGCCTTTTTTGGTAGGAGATTCACAAGTCCAACATAACTTATAGATTTTCTTATATTTTTTAATATACTTAATAATATCTTTTTTAAAATGATATTCAAGAGGTGCCCATATTATACAGTTAGAATAATTTGAATTGTTATATCTTGTACATCTTATAATACAATTTAAACTTTTAAAAGAATCTTCAAATTGTTGATAACAATGCCAAATATCATCAGTTCTTATAAAACCAAATAATACATAATCAGTATCATATTCAAGAACTGGTATTAAAGTTGTTATATATAAATATGGTAATGTATAAGAACAAGTGTTTTTAGTAGGAACAATTGCACTTTTATAAATATTAAAAGGTATCTTAATGTCATATTCTTTATTAAGACATTTTAATATCTTTTTACATCGTTTTATTTCAATCTTTGATTTATCTTTATTATTAGGAATATCTATATACACACAAGATATATTTCTATTTCCTGATTTAAGAACATTTATTAAAATTGTGGTTGAATCATAACCACCTGAAAATAATAAAACATATTTATCTTTCTTATTTACTTTAAACATTTATATAATTTCTAATACTTTTCCACATTTTAAACAATATTTACATTTACCCATTCCCATTTCAATAAATCTTGATTTATATATTCCATGATCACATTTTCTTGATGTATAACATAACCAATACAAATATTTAAATATCTTCATTCTATTTATTTTTTCTTAATGATCTAAAAAGTTTAGAAATACATGATTCACATATTCTCTTCTTGCTAAACCAATTAAATTTTATGATTGTGCATTCTTTTCCTTCTCCAAAACATAAATCACAAGTATTATCATCAACAACTACAAATTTCTTATATACATCTTCATTAGTTAATCTTTCCATTTTTTAATTCTCCTTATCTTAACATACATTTTTTAATTTTCCTTATTTTCCTTATTAATTTATTAATAACTAACTCAACTGAATTACATATTTTATCCATTATAGACATATTTGCTTTTGTTGTAATGTCTCTACAACATAACATATCAGCTTGATATACGTCTGAACCCATATTATAATAATCATCACCTAAAACATTATTAACCATTATATTAAAGTTTTTTCTAAGACTTTCGTATTGTAATATTGATATTTTATTTTTATTGTAAAAATCTTTATAAAAATCAAAATCTTTTTTATTCATTTTAATATTCCCTGTAAAATAAATGGTTTCCTATCTTATAAACCATTTTAAGATTGTTATCCCATTTTAAATTTATATTTTTTGTATGATAATATAAAATGTTATCATCTCTTATTGTATCTTTTTTATTTATATTCAATAAAGCATAATATTTCATTCTATCATATACTTTTTTATCTAAAATTATTTTACTATGATCATATGTAAATTGATGTTTCTGATTTATTACTTCACATATTGTATTAGGGAATTTTTCATTATATTTTCTATTGATTATAACAGAAGATACTTTATTTATTCCTTCTATTGATTCCCCTCTTGCCTCAAAATATAATGCTCTTGATAAACATAATGATTCTTCTGTTGATAACATATTAACTAATTGATCTTTATCAAGATATGAATTATCATATATAGTATTAGATATATCATATCCATTAGATAATAATAGAAATGTAAGTATAGTTATAATCATTTTTTACCTTTTTGATTTGTACTCCACCGGGATGGAAAGCATAATTACATACACAAAAACAATAATATAAGTTTTTGTGTATATGTTTAAAAATACTACTTTGTGGTTAAGATTGGTTTATCTATCTCAAAACCTGCGGCTTGTTTATGACCACCACCACTATACTTTTTTGCTATTTCACTTACATCAATATTATCAAAAGGTGTATATATAGAATGAATCCATTTTTTATTATCAGGGTTATAAAAGAATGGTATCATTATTTGATGCTTATTTTTATTAAAAACACTTATAAATGCTAAAGAATTACATCTTCTATTAACAGCTATAACATTATAACCTTCAAATGTGGTATTAAAAGAATATAATTTCATATATTTTTTATCTATCATTTGTTTATTTTTATATAACAATTTACCTGTTGCAATAATATCAAAAACAAATACAGTATTATTATGATCAAATAATTTAAACCATACTTTTTTATTTTCTACAGAAGTATCATATAAAGATAAACCATATTGAAAAGGAATAACATCTTCTGTATGTTTCCAAACATCAAAATTTGATAACAATTTTACTGCTTTTGGAAGTTTTAGATTAGGTAATAGAAATTTCCATGTTAATTCACAAGCACCCTTGCCAATTTCTCTATTACCAATGATATTAAAATCTATAATATCATTATATTCATCAATACTTGATTTATGATGATCAATCCAAATTAAATTGGTTATTTGATTCAATAAAATCATATCATTCATAGGTAGAGAAAAATCTACCATACAAACTGTATCATTTTTATCTACTTTATCCCATAAAGGAAATTCATCACTGTGATTCATACCAATGAATTTTATTTTTTCTTGATTAGATGCAAATTTTGTATAATTGTAATTTACAATAGCTGCAGAACATTCACCATCATAATCGGAATTATGATATACACAATAATAATTCATTTTAAAATTCTCCTATCATTTTGAAAAATGAAGCTTTTAAATAACCTCTTTTATATACAATATATAACCAAGGAACCATTAACGCAAAACAAATAAATAAATATAACCATATACTATTATTATATAATATTGAATCACCTATAAAAAATAATATTATTACAAATAATATTATAGGATGAGAACATAATTTATCAGATGAATTCATCTTATCATATATTTCTTCATATTTCTTTATACCTGGCATTTTAATACCTCTTTTATTTCATTATATAATTTTGTATCATATTTTCCTGATACAAAATCACTTAAAACAATATTATCTTTCTTGTTAGAAATAAACCAATAATCTTTTAATGGTCTTTTATTATAATATATATTATATCCATCTATATACCATTTTTTACAATAACCCCCATATATATCATATATGATAGGTTTAGGTAATTTGTTTTCTTTTAACCATTTTTTAAATATTTTCTTGTTTTCATAATAGGTACTATATTTATATTTTGCATATAGTTCATTAAAAAACAATAAATATCCTATTACAGTGAAAACAAGAAAATAAAATATAATTTTCTTACCAATGGTATTAGCTTCAATATCAGTCTTAAATTTCAATTTCTTCATTTGAGTATCCTTTATATTTAAAAAAATGTATCCATAATATTAGTATCTTCAAGAATATATGATTTAGTTATTGGTTCTAAAATAATATTTGCCTTTTTGATAAAATACTTTTCAATCATGATATCATAATCAATATAAATACCATTGTCAAGAAATTCTTTTGGATATTTATAAAATGTAATAACATCAATGTTATATTTATTAGGTTTAATATATGCTACTTTACATTTATCACCCTCATGAATAAAATTATACTTTTTATCAATACCAAATTCTTTTAATAATTTATGATAGTTAGCAACACCTTTGATATGATATGGTGTTCCTTTTTTAAATTCATCATTTATAATATATTTATTAATTCCATTGACACCTATATTAACTGATATATCTTCTGGCGATGCAGTATAAAACTCTTTCTTATATTTTTTAACAATATTAGACATTTCATCATCTGATTTATCTTTTAATAACAAATTAAGAATTTCTTTAAGAGCAACTCTAAATACTGTAGGTGATGATGATCTAACAATTTCAATACCTTTTGCATCAATTTTATCAGTATCATAACCTTCTTCATTGATAACCCAAAACGCATACATTTTAGATTTTAAGAATAAAGCATTAGCACAAATTATTTCCTGTTTTAATTTTATACTAAAATCATCTTGATGAACACAGGAATTATAATCAAGTAATTGTGTTTCATGATAACTTCTATTATTTACAACAGTTTCTATATATTTTGATATTTTGATAATGTATTTTATTCTTATTTCTTTATCAATAGAAAACCATTTATCATTACCTATACCATTATTTTCTAAAATATTAGAAATACTAAAAAATACAGAATCAGTATCAATATATATAATATTATCTGTTTTGACACTTTTGTTCATTTTAATTTTAATATAGTTATTTTGGATTCAATTGATAAATTATTTTTATTTATAATCTCATATACAGAAACCTTATCGTTTTTATCTTTATATTCTGTATTTTTATTTAATAAATAATAATCACCAATATTTAATTTATTTAAATCATATACATAATTACCATTTTCATCATAAAGAGAAGGTAAATCATCATATTGATTAACTGTTATTTCTTTCATTTTTTATATTCCATTCTTTTATTGCTTTTTCAAATGTATCACAATCTACTGTACTGTTTTTACAATTTTTACATATTACATAATATACATCACAAAATTTTTCAAGTATAGTTGCCCCATCACTACAATTACTACAATTGTTAATTGGATATTTATACTTCTCTTTTTGTATTTTCATAAATCACCTTTAACTGTCTATATAATTTCATATTTTCATTTTTACTAAAACTTAACTCAACTTTTACCATATCATCTTGCATATTTATTAATGGTTTTGATCTATATGTAATAAAATCAATAACTTTTATATTTTTCATTTTCATAATTTTACCTTATTTTGGTATTATACTATAAATATATTTTCTTGTATCATATATACTGTATTTTTCATTTTTTCTTCTCATTACAAATATTAACCAAACATATGAATATTTTGGTTCCACTATTACAGGATAATAAGCAAACCATTTTTCCCATATATATCCTTTAAATACAACTTTTTCATTATCAGAAATTAAAAATAATGAATTATCATAAACTGTAGTATTCATTTTAACTTTCCTTATTCTATTTGCATTCCTTTCTTTGATACTGTTTAATACCACATTTATCAGCTTTATGTATATCATTATGACAGTTTTTGCATAAGGTAATACAATTATCTGCATCCGCTGATTCAATAGGATTAATTTCTATACCTTCATAATGGTGGCAATGCAATTCTATATCAGTTGCACTACATCTTTGACATGTATAGTTATCCCTTTTTAAAACACGTTTCCTTAATGCGGGTTGCACTTCCCTTGAAGTGTTTGTTTTATCATTCTTAAATCCTTTAGGATATAAAATTTGTCCATAAGTAGGACATGCTTGTTTGCATGTATCAGAACAGTAAAGATTTGATTCTCCTTGTGAATTTCCTTTTATGCATTTTATTTTACCATATACAGATATCATAGAAGGCATATACCATCTATCACAATACATACACTTAACTTCTAATATATTTTCATCTTCTTTATTTCTTCTACAAGCAATACCATAAGGTTCTAACTGATTTGCATATGTATCATAAACAGGTATATTATCCTTTGCATATTTTTTTTCATATCTACCAGAACATTTAGGACAATTATTTTCATTTAAATGAGCATTTGGTTTTTGTTCAAAGACACCATGTACAGGACATATTATTTTAACTTTGGTGCTATTATTTTTATATTGTACTAAAGAATAATCATATTTATCACCATGTACTTTTTTTGCATCTTCTATAAACTGTCGTGTTGTTTTTCTCCGTTTATTTTTTCTTAGTATAATACCACATTTAGGACACCCTTGTCCATTTAAATGAGCATTTGCTTCTTGTTCAAATATACCATGTACAGGGCATATAATTTTTATTTTATCACATGATCTTTTATACTCAACAAGTTTATAATTATATTTATCACCATGCTTACAATAGGCATCTTCTATAAACTGTTGATTGTTTTTTCTTCCTTTTATTGATAATTTTATAATACCACATTTAGAACAACCATATCCCTGTAAATGATTTCCTGCCCTTTGTTCAAATGTACCATGTTCAGGACATATGATTTTAATTTTTGAAGACCAGTTTTTATATTGAACTAAAGAATAGTCATATTTATTACCATGAATTTTTTTTGCATCTATAATAAATTGTTTAGTTGTTTTTCTTTTTGGCATTTTTCTATTTCTTCTTCTATTTCTTTAAAGATATTTATTAAACCTTCATCAGGTGAATTTACTAAATCATTTACAAATTTTTCACAATTCAATATTGTATGTCGCCCACAACTGGTTATTGCCTCAGCGATATGTGGATTAAAATATCTACAATAAGGAACACCCAGCACGCCAAACATCGAATTAATTAAGATCTTGATCGCCCACTGGAGAACATGTTTATTTTGTGCTAATTCTTTCCAATGTTTTGCATTTTCATGATCTTCCTTTGCTTTATTTTTATATTTTGTTTTTAATCCTTTCTGTTTTACTCTTTCTTCAAAGGTGCGTTGTTCAACATAAGAAATAGTTCCTTTTTTATTTGTTGTAAATATAACACCATTTGGAGCGATACAAAACAAACCTCTTTCCAATGCTTTATTAAATAAGTCAAGTTTTTTATCATTATACCATATTACTTTATCATCTTTATTTAATAAAGCAAAAGATGGGTATTTTCTTTGTCTTGTATGTTTAATATTTATATCATATATTGGTCTTCCTTTATGCAGAGGTTCATGAATACCATTATTCTTATAATAATCATTAACATCTTTTTTATTATAACCTATGATTCTACCATAATATGTTTCAATTGACATATTCAAAATAATAATATGTGTAGGATAACTTGAAGCAATATCAAGATCAACTACATCTTTATATAAACCTACTTTTGGATTTTTAACATATGCTGCAGGAAACCAAATTTGTTTTCCACCTTCCATTTTAGGAGCACATAAATCATTATTCCTATAATATTTCAACATTAATCCTTCAATCAATGGCACTGATGAATTATAACTCATCATTTGACATCCACAATAACATGTTAGCATTTGCGCAAGATCAATATAACCAAGTTTTTTTTCTAATCTATATACTAAATCAGAATCCTTTATACAATAATCAACAAATCCATTCCAATCTTGTTTATAAAAATCATACATGGAATCATATTCCGAATAATCATTTTTTGTATCATTTAATTCTATACTTGATACATAACCAAGTGTAAATGATTCAAGATTATTAAAACTAAACCATTTATATAAAGCAAGATAATCTATAATTGATAATCCTGCAATATCAACATCATATACTCCATTTTTTATATTTGATTCTCTTATAGTAATTTTATTGATAGGTGATAATAATTTATGATTAGATCCATTTTCACCAAATATCTTTATAGATCTTCTTATAATATATGGTGTATCAAACCCACCATACATATTTGTTTTATTATTTCTGTTAATATTCCATCCTGAAATAACATCAAACCGTTCTTTATTGAACCAATTAAAAAATGAATTCAATAAATCATGTTCATTTTTACAATATATATATTCAACATTTGGATATTTATCACTATTATAATCATTTTTACCAAATACTGTTATTTTACCTGTTTCATCTATAATAGATATCAATACAATTTCAGCAGGAACATCTTTAACATTTGGAAATCCATCATCATGTGGGCATTCAATATCTAAAAAACATATATGCAAATTTGGTAATTCTGTATTATCGTTATCACTATATTTTTTTGTAAGATATTGGATAGAAGGAATTACATTATTCTCTTGAACATCATAATTATTTTTTTGAAACAATTTATATTCTTTATAAGAATCAAAAGGTATTTTATTAACAGAATTACCATAAATATCATGTAATCCTGTATCTTTATCAGTTTTCATAAAAAGATAAGGAACCCATGGCTCTTGTATCATTCTACCTTTATAATCCCATAAATATATTTTTGATTTATAGGTATCATAATATATGTTTCTGTAATATTTCATAATTTCATAATTTTATGTTAATTGCAATAAAAATCCTGTATATATAATACTCAATATATACAGGATTGTAAAATATAATATAAAATTAACCTTTTACATTTATAATAGGTTTAATGTAATCAATAACTTCTACAAGATCTTTCTGATCATTCATTACTTCAAAAATATCTTTATATGCAAAAGGTGATTCATCTAAAGTATTTTTAGAAGCATTACATTTGATACCTTTCATTGTATCAGTAAAATCATCTACATTTAAAGTTTTCTTTGCTATATTACGACTTAATACCCTTCCTGCACCATGAGAAGAAGAACATAAAGATAATTCAGATCCTTTACCTTTTACAATAAAACTACCATCACGCATATTGCCTGGAATAACACCAAACATACCAGCATCTGCATGAGTAGCACCTTTACGGTGTATCCATATTCCATCTTTACATTCTGCATGATTATGATTTCTGTTAATAATATCACCCCAATGAACACCACCATTAGAATATTTTTTCAAAATCTTAACAACATCTTTGATCATATACATTCTATTAAGTAAAGCATAACCTAACATAAAATCAAGATCTTTTATATAGTTCTTACCTTCAATTGAATCAACATTCAATGGATAATGACCTTCTCTTGCTTTACCACCACCGGCAAGTTTCATATAATGAGTTGCACAACCATGGCCTGGGCCACGAGATCCTGAATGAATAATAATCCAAATAGAATTATCACGTCCATATCCTATTTCTAAAAAATGATTACCACCACCTAAAGTACCTAAAGCATGTAGTGCATTTTTTTCCTGTAAAATATTACAAAGATCATCAGATAATTTTCTTTCAACATCTTCAATAACATCTTTACATACAGGTATATTTCTTTTATTAAAACCAACAGGAATAGTATCAATAATATCATTATATATTGAATTTACATTTTTCTTGATATCATCAATATTAAAAGATGTTTTAATGGCACACATACCACATCCAATATCATATCCAACCCATGATGGAACTATAACACCTTTAGTAGCAACAACACCACCAATAGGAAGACCATACCCTTTATGGGCATCAGGCATCAATGCACCCTTAACAACATAATCCTGTTCCATTGCTGAATAAAACTGATTAAGTGCTCCATCTTCAATAGAATCAGAAAAGATATATCCTTTTATTTTATACATTTTATATTTTCTTGATTACGTTTTATAATGTCTATACTATAACACATTTAGAAAATATGTCAAGTAAAATATATTAATTAAAAATGATTGGAATATCAGACATTTCACTATATTCAATTTTATATTCTAATTCATATTCATTTTTTTCATCTTCTATATATTTAAACAATATTTCTTCTATTTCCGTTTCATGTTCTGAACATAATTTATCAAACAAGCCTGAATCATCAAATTGTGATTCAACTATTCTTTTTATAAATGGTTTATTTTTAATATCCAATTCAATCCAACCATCAGTAGGTATAACTTCAGCTGGTTCTGAAGGTTCATCCATATTACCCTGATAGTATGGACTATAATATAGATTTGTAACATGTATTATAATATCCATTCCATTATACAAAAAACCAATTTCTATATCCATGAACAAACCTCTTTGATTTTTATTTTCCTTAACTGTGCCTATACTATAATACATTCAGAAAATATGTCAAGAAATATTTTATTTAATGTTTTTAAGGATATATCATTTATAATCTTTTTATATATTTCCATTAACTATACTATTACACCATTTATCAATATATTATTATTTTGAATTAGAATATTTTCAATAAAATCATATGATTGTGTTGTCCATATATTTTTTATATTCTTTTGATAATATAATATATTATCTATTATTTGTAATCTATATTTTGAACAATATCCTTTTACTAAAATATTATTATTTTTATAATGATAACCAATATTTATAATGTTTTGAATTTTAGTTGAATTTTTCATAGAGTTGTTTGCAAAAAAATACCCGTATATAAATTAATATATACGGGTATTTAATAAATATCAAGATAAAAATTATTTTAATAAATGCCAGTTTATTAAATAATGACATTTTATACCATATGCAGCATTAAAATATAAATTACTTTCATAATCATAATCATTCATGAATAATATGGTAGGTCTGCAGGATATTTTTATAAAACTAATGGAAGAACTACTTTTAGCGATATTGATGCTACTTGTAATATCGTTCCTAACATCTTTCTTGTATTCATCGTATCCGGGTTCTCCATCATTTTTTTTACAGCTTTGTCCATTTCTTGTAATTGAATATCAAACATTCGTAATTTTGTTATCTCATAAGGAGTGAAAACATTTTCATGTTTTTCAACTATATCTTTTGCTCTAAAATAACTATCTTTTGCTACTGAATACAAATATTTAATTTCACTTGGACTTATATTAAAATCTTCCAATTTTAATAACCCATCAATTTTAGTATATATTTCTTGTGCATTTTGATCAATAGCTACAAATTCATCAAGTTCTTCTTTTGAAAAATCATTTTGATGTCTTTCAATAATTGTAGAAACAATATCATATTGACCTTTTAACACATTTGCTTTGCTAACAACATTTACTGTATCAAGTGCCATAGTTCGTTGTGCTATAGAACAACCTGATAACATTAAGCCACATATCAACATAACACTAATTAAAATACTGTTTATTTTTTTCATTTACTATTCTCCTTTTACATTTTTAAAAATATTTCTAATTCTTTCATGCTTTCTTTATCTTCTTTTCTATTATTATACCAAGGGCCAAAACCACCTATTTTTAATGCAAACCAAGCAATTTTATCAATAGAAGATATATCATTTACCCAAACACCCATCTTTCTAAAATTTTTATCAAAATATGCTTTGCCTGCATTTTTATTAACTATTTTATTATCACTTGTCATATAACAATTATATTTATATCCAAAATCATGAAATAAACCTGGTATTAGTAATATACCAGTCGGCGATAGCAAAGTCCAGAATATTTTTGGAATACTTGCACCATCAGTTATAAATCCTTTTGGTATTTTTAATGTTATTTTTAACCAAGGTATATAAAGTTCATAATCTTCTGTAATTTTCCATTTTCTTGTTTCTAATAACCAAATTCGTATCTTTTGATACCAAGGTTTCCCTTTTGTTTTTATAGGTATTGGTTCAATTTTAGGATAATTCATAAGTTCTCCTTCTTCTTCTTCTTAAATATTTCTTATATTTTTTACATTTTACATTTTTATCTTTAATTATAGGGCTTTTATCACCAATTTTTATATCTGGTTTTGCTATATCAGATCCTACAGTTTCTTCATTTACTTTTTTAAATCCACCAAGTTCAAATATTCGTCTTAATGCATTTGCGTAATTTTGTAATTGTAATTGTAATTTACCTTCTAATTTATTTTTTAAATCTTCTATAGTTGATATGGCTTTATGAGCTACGTCATTAATTTTTTGTGCTTTAGATTTTACATTAGACCATATATGAGTTCCTGTAATCGCATCGATCATATGAATTGGTTCTGTTAATAAATGAAGAGTGATCATATCAAGTTTTAAAATAAAATCTATAAAATCTTCTTTATTTACTTTTTTAAATATTTCTTTTATCTTCTCTTTATCATCATTGTTTTTATTTTTTGCATAACTTACAGCATAATACAATAATTTAGCAGAATTAGTTGATATTTTTGATAAATAATGTAATAGTCCTTTTTTTGTTTCAATATGCATTCCAGCTTTTTTTGCAACAGGATTAATATTATTATCAATCATATTACCTATTTTTGATAATAATGATTTAACATTATCTGTTATACCTTCACTAAGGTTATCATTCTCACATAATTTAAGAAATTCCAAACATTCTATTATTTGGATAATATTTACATCGTTATTTGTTTTTAAATATTTATTAGTTGTTTTCATTTTATTAATTTAAGTTTTCCATTTGATTGCATTAACAATGCATAAAATTCAAGATCATTAGGTTCTAAAGAATCATCTTTATAATATTTCCTTATATCATCATAAGTTGATTCTGGTATTTTGTTTTGTACTTTTTTAAATTCTTTAAGATTTGTTATATCATCATCTATCAATCTACATTTTAAATATTTACCTGATGAAAGATATTTAAGAACAACACTTTTTTTTCGTTCAGCAACAGTTCCAGTTTTCATATTACCTGTTCGTTCAACATAGATTTTATCAATATTTATGCCATCATCTTCAAATTTAGATAAAAATCTATGTTTTTTATCAAAATCTGATCTTGCTGTAAGAAATACAATTTTTGATTCTTTTCCTTTATCATCTATTGATTTTAACATCTTCTTAATTCTATTTATCATAGGTTTTATAGAAATACTTGTTTCTGCAAACAATTTAGCATCTTTAAATTCTCTAAAATCATAACTTTCACCATCTTTCAATTTATATGTATTGAATTCCTGATTATTAAGTTTCTTAATAATTTTGTTATTTTTAATAACATATATCTGTGCAAAGGTATGGTATATGGTTTCATCAATATCAATAAAAGTTATACCATTCTTTTTTGATGCTGACATTTCTATTAAATAATTTTTCAATCTCATAATTTACCTATTAAATATTTATCTTATATAGTTATTTATGTTTTATTTATATAAATATATATAATATAAAAGGAGAATTTATGAATATTGATATATTATTAAAAGAACAAGACAATATTATATTATTTGAAAGTAAATCAGCATTTAGAGATGCTATTAATAAAATAAAGAATTGGACATGGAATAAAGCAAAAGATAAAATACAGAAATCATTTAGGTATGTTGTATCATTTGCTAAAACACATAATGTAGAAAAAGAATTATTATTTATTATCAATAAATTATTAGGTAATGGAACATATACTAATTTAAATCAATTGAATAAATTATCTCTTAAAGAAGGTATTTTATTGGAGGATAATTCTTTTTGGAAAGAAATGGTTAATAATCTATATGGTGCAATGAGTTTTTATCCATTATTAGAAGCATTACTTGAACTTGATAAACTTGTAAAAAATCAAGGTGGTGCTGATATTAAATATGTGTTATCATATGCGTTAATATGGGTATTGATTGTTACTGGAAAAGTAAGTATTAGTAAAATTAAAGCAAATTTAAATAAAAAGAAAAAAAATAAACCAGATAAAATAGGTACTGCATATAAAAATATGTATGCATTAGGAGATAAATAATGGATATTTTAAAGAAAATAGAAAATATATTAAAAGAATATACTTATAAAACACATAAAGTAAATCATGGTAAAAGAAGATCACAAGCATCTAAACTTACTGGGACAGAAAAACTAAAATATAAAAAACAGTTAAAAAAGAAGAGTAAAGAAAGAAAAAACAATCCTTCAATGAAACTTAAAGCTAAGAAATATTTAAAGAAATATAAGAAAACTTCACAATATAAACAATCAAAGAAAAAGTACGATTTATATCATAAATAAAATATTTAAAAACTGTGGTGATAAGATGTCATTTATGCATACTAAAATAGGAAAAAATGATACTGTTTATAAACCTATACATAAAGAAAAATATATAGGTAAAGAAGGGTATTGTGTTTGTAGATCTTCATGGGAACTTATATTCTGTAAATGGTGTGATAATTCACCATCAATTTTACAATGGGGATCTGAACCTATACAAATACCTTATATAGATAGAACACAAAAAGATTATAAAGGTCAATATAAAAAAAGACGGTATTTTCCTGATTTTATATGCAAAATATTAAATAAAAATGAAAATGTTGATATATGGTTAGTAGAAATAAAACCTTATAAAGAAACAATGCCACCATCTCAAGGAAAAAGAAAATCAAAGAAAACACAACTTTATGAAGCAAAAACATGGGCAGTAAATTCTGCAAAATGGGAATCCGCTCGTGCATATTGTAGAAGAAAAGGATGGTTTTTTAAAATAATAACAGAAAAACAACTAATAAGATGAATTATGGCATTAAAAATTGATTATACATTTAGATCACATGGATTATTATGGAGAAGTGGTTATTTTTATACATTTCGTTATAAAGCATGGAATCAAGATCCTACACCTTTGATTATTCTTTTTTATAGAATAACAGGAATAAATCCATCTACAGGTCATCAATGGCGTTTAATTCAAGGTGTTAATATGAATTATATACCAAGAACACATAGAAGATTTTTTATTATTCAATGGCAACATAATTATGAAGTGAATAACGGTAATCTTAAATTTACATATGAGATAATGAAACGTCAATATCCATATTTAAGATTTGCTATTAGACGATATATGACAAAACCAATTTACTATATACAACATCCATATGAAATACCTGTTGATAAGGTCGAGGATGCAGTATTATCAACATTTGATAAAGATTATTCACATAAAATTAAACTTGAACTTGCTAAGAAATATAAAGAAACAAGATCAAATGTTAGAAAACATAATAAAACTGTTAAAAAAGGATTATTTGGTGGTGGTTCTATATTCAGAAATCTATTCAATAGATTTAAAAGATAAACTGTTATGAATGAATATATAAAAATAGAATGCACATTAAAAGATAGAATAATATTTTTATTAACATCTTTGATTGATAAAAAGTTTATTTTGGTTAATGATATTCATAATAATATAAATATAAGTAGAAATACAAGAAAAATTAAAAAGGAAATAAAAGATAAAATATCAATAATAGATGATATTCCTGATGAATTTGATATACCTTTTTTTGAATTGGACAATAAAAATGTAGAGAGCAATTTAAAATGAATACTGTTGATGATGTTGATGATATTATTTTTTTAAATAAAGAACCTGTATTAAAAGAAGGAATAAGAAATATGACAAAAAATGTAAAAAAAGAGAAAACAAAAAATATTGGTTTGGATGTTGGTACTGGATGGGTATGTGGTGCATATCATAAGACTATAAATAAAATAGATTATGTTCCTTTGAGAAGTTGTTTTTATAAAGTACCTGATATCATGTTTAATGGTAATATGTTTAATTTAAATACTATGAAATATGTTAAACAAGACGACGAAGTATTTATAATTGGAGAAGATGCTTTAACAATGGCAAAAATACAAAATTCATCATCACTAAGACCATTATCAAAAGGTGTTATTAATCCAAAAGAAAAAAAATCAGCATTAATCTTAAAAGAAATATTAAGATATAGTATTGAAACAGGTAATCCTGAAAAAGGATCTAATGTTGTTTATAGTATTCCTGCAGAAACAATAAATGATAATGAAACATTTAATGTAGAATACCATTCTATGAGTATATCAGCTCTTATAGAAAATCTTGGATATAAACCAACATCTTTAAATGAAGCATATGCTGTTATTATATCAGAACTTGAAAAAGCTAAGGAAACAACTGGTCTTGGTTTTTCATTTGGTGCTGGTCTCGTAAATGTAGCATTTGTTTATAAAGGAATGTTATTATTTAGTTTTAGTATAAATAAATCAGGAGATTTTATTGATAAAGAAAGTGCAAGAGCAACAGGAACTTCTGAAAGTATGATAAATCATATAAAAGAAAATCAACTTAATTTATTAGCTGATATGAATAAAGTATCTGCAGAAGAAAGAGCACTTATATTTACACATACTCATGTTATTAAAAACACCATTAATCAAACAATTAATACTTTTAACAAATCTAATGATATAAATATAATAGAACCAATACCAATTGTAATATCAGGTGGTACATCATTGCCTGATGGATTTGTTGATATATTTACTAAAGAATTAAACAATGTAAAAATACCTTTTGAATATACTGATGTTATATCAGCTAAAAATAAATTAACATCAGTTTCTAAAGGATGCTTGTTATATGCTGATACTTTAAAGGTGAAATGATGAGTGAAATATCAAAAAATGATGTATTTGATGATTATATAGTTTGTGTATTTACAAAAGAACATAAAGACTTGTTATTAAATTTAAAAGAAAAATATAATATATCATCAATATTATTAGTTGATAACATAAATACTTTATTACAAATGAAACATATTGATATATTAATAATGTGTAATGATGTAAATAGTAAATATACCAGTAAAATAAAAGAAATATTTAAAAATATAAAAATATTATGTGTCGTTGATAATAATCCAATATTATCTATGAAATTAATATCACAAGGTGTTGATGGTATTATTAAAAAAGAAACATTAGATTGTAATAAATGGATTGCAATAGTATATAAACGAATAAAGGATCTTATAAAAATATATAAATTTGATAAACAATTGAAATTAAAAAAAGAAAGAAGAATATCAAAACATATGGATTTTTATAATGGTAATAGAAAAACAGACAATTTAATGAGATATGTCCATGCATAATACAGATATATGTAATTTAACAAGAAATTCTATAAATGAAAAAATATCAGATCTTGATGAAAAAATTCAAATTTTATTATCAAGCATTGATAATAAATATAACATTGAATTAAAAACGCATAAAAGACTTATAGAAGAAACAACACATAATATGTATGATGTTTTAAAAGAACAACAAAAAGATATAGATAGATTAGTAGGAAAAATAGATAATATAGAAAATGAATATGTTCATGTAACTGATTTAAAAGAAAAAATATTACATGTTTATAAAGACATTTCAAATATAGAAAATTCTATTAAAAATATACATGATATGGATAAAAATATAGATATGTCAAAATCTGATATAGATAATATATCAAAATATCTTAATGAATTAAAAGATGATTTATCATCTTTAGAGTTAAAACTTGATAAGTTGTCTGGTATAATAAATAATGATATGAAAATGATTCCTGCTATGTCTAAAATGTATAATAAAATAATTAAATACAAATATATAATAATTGGTATACTTATTACATTGATTATATTAACTAATGGTATGATAAATCCAAAATCAATAACAACTATATTACATTTCATAGGGTTATAAATGAAATATTTTCCTCTACATAATATAAGGAAATCTATTGATAATCAATGGCAACAAATACATTATCAAGAAACAAGAACTATTCCATCTTCTGCAAATAATATTGTAGAACTTATAGAAGTTCCTGATGACGGTACTATATCTTCAAGATTATCAATTCAGAATTTTACAGAAACATCAACATATCCACCACCATCAGGCCAGTATTATGTTAATTTTAATACTGGTTATATTGCATTTAATAATAATGATGCTGGAACGAATGTAGATATAGATTACTACGCAAAAGGATCTCTTGTTGAAGTTGATGATATAAACCAATTATATTATGATATAACAGATTTACAAAAGTTGTATACTATATCTAATACACCACCTGTTTCAGCTAATTTTGGACAACAATGGTATAATACTATTGATAATATATTATATATAAAGGATAATAATAGAAATAAATGGTTATCAACTGATAAACAAACTTTATCTTTTGGTAAAAAAGGATTAACAAATAATCAGTACCTTCGTTATTTTGGCGGTGTAATACCAAGTAATAAAAACAGTTTAAGAGTTATAAGAAATGCTTGTATTGTATCTTTAAGTGGTCAATTCCATAATTTAGGAACAGGAACATTTTATATAAGAAAGAATAATACAAACACAATAATAACATCGTTGGATGTTATTAATGATTATGGTAATGGGGACACAAATATAAATATAGATGTAAATGAAGGTGATATCTTACAATGTTATTTTGATTCACCTTCAAGTTCAATAAAAGATCCGATAATAACTATTGAATTATCATGGAGATACTAAAAGGAGAAATAAATTATGGCATGGACAGTTATAGCAAAAAATAATAGTGGTAGTACAGTAGTTTTAGAAAATTTAGGTACAGAAATACTTAATGGTACTCAATTAACATTAAGTGATTTCTTTGAATATAGTGATATCAGTGATGATAAAGAACTTGAATCATTTGTAAATAATGGTGATTTAGTAATCAATAATGGTTCTGTTGATTTATCTGCAGCAGATGGTGTTAATTATATTACAAGAGATAATGTATATGATGATTTAACAAAACATTATACAAAAGGAGAATTAACAACACCAAATACAGGTAGTTTAGTAGATTGGACAAATATAGCAAATACTCCTTCATTTGGATCACCATCATGGGTAGAACCTGCATTATATAGAGTATTAGATATTGTAGCAACGCCACCAGCATCACCAACAACAGGTGATGTTTATATTGATACTGATGATAATCATTATTATAAATGGGATGGTACAACATGGATAGATGAAGGAAGTGCATCTACAGATGATCGTGTAATAAATCTTACAAATGCTACTGAGAATTTATATCATTTTGATGGTGCAGCATGGGTAGATAACGGTCAATCAAATGATAATAATGCTATTATGATTAATGATGATGGTGATGAAAAAAATGCTCAATATATATATTCTACAGAAACAAATAATTGGTTAAAAATTGCTGATGTAGATTTTAATGATCACCTTAATGGTGGCCCAAATAAACATGATGCATCAGAAATAGATGTTGAAGGAACATATTCAAATTTTCCTAATAGTCCAAGTGATCTTGAAACTATAATTGGTGATATAAATACTCAGATGACAGATGCACTTGATAATAATACATTAGACGGTGCATATGATGAAGGTGGTGCTGGTGCAGGTAGAACTATTACTGCTGATGCTGGGCCTGTTATAATAGACACTGATGTTGCTACAACAGCACCTTTAGAATTAAAACCTAAAGCTGCTTTACCAACAACAGGATTACAAGATGGTCAATTTGCTGTTAAAGATGGTATTTTATTCATTTATGATTCAACAAGAACAAAATGGTTATCTGTACAAAGAGAAACTTTAGTATTTGGTAGAAGAAGAAGTGTTAAAAATCAGTATCTTAACTTTGCAGTAGGTAATCTTGCATCAAATAATTCTGGATATAGAATACCAAGAGATGCTTGTATTGTATCTATGACAGGTCAATTAGATGCAAATGGTACTTGTGATATGAGAGTTAGAAGAAATGATACTGCTACTAATATAGCAACATTAAATATAAACTCAACAACAGGAAATATTGATGTATCAACAAATATAGATATTAACTCTAATGATTATTTACAAAGTTATCTTTCAGCATCTACTTTAGTTGAAGATCCTGTTATGGTTATAGAAATTGCGTGGAGAGCATAAAAATATATAAAAATTGGTGGTGTAATAGCCACCAATTAAATAAGGATATATAATGGCAATAACTGTTATAGCACATAATAATATAGCATCATCTATATCTATTGACGATTTAGGTATAACTTTATTATCTTCTGATACTATTAATCTAACAGATCTATTTGAATATGTTGAATTAACTGAATCAACTGATTTAAATGACCATGTTTCAAATGGTGATATAGGTATAAATGATGGCACAACAGATTTAAATATAAATGATGCTTTACAACATTTACATTTTGAATCAGAATATCAAGATTTGATACAAGATGGAAATATATCTGGTGTTGTTTCTACTGATCTTGCTTGTTGTGAAATACATGAAGAAAATATATCTGTTCCTTCATCTTGGACTAATATAGTATATAATACTATTACTTTTTCTAATGATACAACAACTATAGAACACAATTCTTCTAATAAAGATAGAATAGATATTAAAAAAGATGGTATATACAATATAACAATAGCATGCATGACAAGAGATAATACATCAAATTTTGGTGAATGTCATTATCGTGTTATGAAAAATAATACTACACCTTTAACTATAGAAAAATTTCAAAATTTATATCATACTGAAATACATTCATATTCTGATTATATAACAAGAAGTTTTGTACAAGGTGATTTTATTACATTTCAAATAAGAACTGATGATAATATTGATATATTATCTGCTGATATAAAAGTAACAAAATTAGAAGGTGTTAAAGGGGATCAAGGATCTCCAGGCGGAACTACTGTTGAAATTGAACAAGATAATGTTGCAATAACAACAAATACAGATAAAATAAATTTTACTGGTTCTGTAAATGTTGTTGATAATGGAAATAATAAAGCAACAGTAGAAATATTGTCAAATTCATTTGAACATCAATATATAAATGTATATGATAGCAATGGACAAATAAATATAAATCAAAACACTGCTACTCCTTATAGTTGGGATACACAATATATAAGAGATACAGGTTATTTTGATCATAGTACATCTACAAATCCTTCAAGAATATCTATGATTGAAGGTGGATTATATAAAGTATCTTATGTATTATGTTATGATAATACTAATAATAATAGAAAAACTATAAAGTGTTATATAAGATTAAATGGGACTACAGAAATGATAAGAACTACATCATCATCATATACGAGAAATACTACTGATGATTATGCAAGTATTGTATTACCAGCAGTATTAGTAAATTTTAATGCTGGTGATTATATTGAATTAATGTATAAAAGAGAAGGTTCATCAGGAATCGTTAATACATATGCTGAACAATGTTGGTTACAAGTGGAATATGTTAGATAAAATAGGATTATAAATTATGGGATTACAAAAAGAAATTAAACTTGATACAGGAATATATTTACCCGAAGCATATATTTTAATTATATCATGCAATTATATATGTAGATATCATGTATCAGTTAAAGTAGAAATATTTAAAGATCATGCTTCATATCAAGATAAAATGAAATGTGTTACTACTTTAACACATGTATGTACAAATAAATTTAAAGAATTTTTTTCTATTGATATATTAAACCAAGAAGGGAAAAATATTATAGGTCAATCATATGAATGGTTAAAAACACTTAAATTTTATGAAGGTGCTAATGATGCCCCGGAGCCTAAATAATGAAAATAATATTAAAAAATAATACTGATATATTACAAAATATTAGTGATATAGGTTTAGTAATATATCCAAATGAAGAAAAAAGTATAGATACTGATATTGTACAAGTAAAAATATCAAGACAATTAATAAAACTTATATCTGATGGTATAATAATTGTTAATAATTTTATTAGGGATTTATTGCCATCAGAAGGTGTAAAATTTATAATAACTAATGAATTAATGCCTTTAGATGTTGATGGAAAATTATTTGTACATCAAACAAGTAGAAACCCAGGAACAACAACATATTGGACAGGTAGAGGTGATAGAAGTGATTCTGTATCTGATGTAGGTAATGGTGAATATTTGACATTAAGTAATTTTCCCGGAGAACCATCAGAAACAGTAAAATATATGGATGTAAATAGTATAAATAATGATACAAATTTACATGAAGGTTATTTTATATGGGAAAATGCAAAATATGGTGATTATATATCATTATCTGTTGTAACAAATACAGTAGAATTTGTTCCATCAGCAGGAACAAATTTTTATAATTATTATGATGTTGTAATAATCCCATCAAATGGACAAGGAAATGTTCAAGTAACAACAGATTTAACAAATCCTTGTATATCAGGTGGATCATTTGTTCAGGTATATACTGATGAAACTGGATATAGACCACCAGCTTATTGGAATGCTATATATAATGATACAACAAAATTATTTGAAAATATAACACCAGCACCAAGTGGTGACGGAGAATTTAATTTATATCCTAATGAAATAATAGGTAATAGATTTGTAAATAATATTCCATTGATTGGATCTGGATTTGAAAGATTACAAGCATCGGATTCGACTATATTTCCTCATGGAATGAGATTAAAACTTGAAATGCATACTACTAATGATGACCATGAATGGCATGCATCAGGAATTATAACAATGCATAGAGAAAGAACTGTATAAATGAATGTTGATAATTGTAATATATATGGTTCTGGATTGATATATGGTGAAGGATTCATATATGCTGATTGGTGTAAAGTTCTATGTTATGATTTCGGTATAGATTTATATGATTTAACTACATCACAACCTGTAACAGGATTTTATTGGCATTTATATAGAAGAAATTATTTAATACCTTCGGATATTATAGATAAAAATCATATACTTGTAGATCAAGGACAATCGTTAAATTCTCTTCTTGAAATAAAACTTGAAGATTATTCATTAAAAGATACTGATACAGATTATCTTTTAACAGCAAGTATGGAGTCAAGTGCTTCAAGTGCTTCTGATATAACAAGTGTATATGTCAAATATTATCACCATGATTATGTATTGAATAATCAATGCCCATACATGCATAATAGTATAGGTATAAAACCATGTTCAACAATAGGATATGGACAAATAGAAATCGAACCAAATAGATGGCAACTTGTTTCTATACCTATTAAATATGGTTATTGGAATTCTACTCAACATAAACATATACATGATAATACAACAATAGCAAGAATACAAAATTATATTGTTGATCAAATTGAAGATATATATGGTGTTAATTGTAATACAATGATAGAAGTCTTTAATACATATATAGGAGACAATAATTTTTATTATAATTTTATTCCGGGAATTACAAATCCATTATCAATACACAATTTTGAATTAGCTTATCAAGATGAATCTAATTTAGAATATACTGGTTTCTGGATAAAAAGTATTTATCCAAATAATTTTATAATAAAATGGGGTGAAAATTAATACTTTCTGTATATCAAATTTTATATATATACTTAGCATTGCCACAATCCCATATACGATCATATCCATTTATAAGCATATTTTGATATTCTGTTTGTTCAGGATTCCAATATTCTAATTCACCTTTATTATATTTCCTTTCTATATTCTTTTTCTGAAACATACGT